AAAAAATAAACCCCTAATTAAAGGGGTATAAACTACTATGTCTTAGACTAGTTCATAGTCATAACGTTTTACTAGATGGATAAGACCATATGAGGTTAAAGTATTTTTCAAATTATCATCTGCATAGCTAATTAGTCGCTCAAACTTATGGTCCTTCTTATAAACCTCCTTAAAATCCCAAACAAAACTTTCCCAAGTAAAGCTAAAGCCTAAGGTATAGTTAGAATGGCTAATTTCTAGAGTATCCCCAAGATTTAGTTCAATCTTTAAGATGTAATCCTTGTTTTCCGTATCATGATGAAAAGAATAATATAAATTAGCTTCGGTAAGAAAGTTAAATAGCTTTTCTTCAATTTCAATCTTAATCATAAAAAACCTCTACTAATTTTTAATAGAAGGAAAAATTCGTTCCCAATAGGTACGAAGTTCATACGTCTCAGGATCAAAATCTGAAATTACAATATCTTTATTTGCTAGGTAAGGAATACGACATCCCATAATATCCCCATCATCACGACTACGGAATGTAATGATGTTTTGTAGTTTTCCATCCTCGGTCTTGTCTTTCGACCGAAAGAGAACACCTTGAGTATCAGTATCACTCAGGATAGTGTGTTTACTTGAGCCTGTAATCTCTAAATCAAGAATATGAAACTCTCCATAACCACTTACAGATAATTCTGTATTTTTAGTATGACTAAGAAGGATTACACATTTACCGGCTAAGGACTTATAAGCATAGGCTAGGGTAAGAAAAGCTTTCTTGTACCAACTCCATCCAGCACCTTTAGGCAATGTCGTAACATCTGTACCCTGAAAGTTCTTACCAAGAGGGGTACTTTTATACATTACTAAAGCCAAACCAGAGGCTAGCTCACCTAATACAGATGTATTGTCGATGATAATAAAGTCATAAATAGGTTTCTTATTCTCAAGATTTGCATTAGCAATCTCTTTTGCATAGTCCATATAAAGACTACCTAAACCTTTATTTTTATCAGTCTGTCGAATCTCTTGAAGCTCTTTTACGAGATTAAGATACATTCCTCCAAAAATACTTGCTCCATCTTCTAGGTCAATAAGAAGACTATTAGGAAGTTGTAAACAAGCACTTGTCTTACCTCCTTTTTTATTACCCGCAAGGAGCATAAAGCGAGGCTCTAGAGTCACAGGGGCAATAGATTCTTTCGGCAATTTAAGCATATTTGTTCCACTCAGATAATGTAATTAGACCAAATTGGTACAGATTTTTAAGAATATCACTTGCATTCTTTAGTGAATACAGTAAAGGTAGACCATCATTTTTGAAAGCTTCATCAAAGACTTCTCTTTCAACAACTAGAGAAAGAACTGTCTCTCCGTCATCCCTAAAGATTTCATCTAAATCAATAACAAACGTAATATTCTCTTTTCTATCTCCTACAGGAATCATGCAAAAAAGATGATAGTCTCTTTGTCCATACCCTACTCGAAAACTACAACCCGTAATAATACTAAAACGAGCTAGAAAATCGGGAATTATAACCTCAGGCATACCAATTAAGTGATACATAAGAGCATCAAAATCGTCGCTTACTGATGACATAAATAATATGTGGTCTTCTTCTTAAGTAAACACAGACTGCATAAACCTTCAAGAAATTCAATATTAGCAGCATCTTTCTCAAGAGCACTAATATACTCAGAAGTTAATTCTGAAAGAATAGCATTAGCAAGTTTCTTTACAGTAATAGGTTGACCTGTAAAATAAATTTCCCCAATAGGAGCATGAGTCGGTGTATAAAGGTAAAGTAGGTAATCATGGTCAGTATTACCATTAAAACCAAAATGCATCGAAATTTGTAATTGTTCTAAAAACCCAACAGCTTCTAGGTCGAAAGAAAATGTAGGCATCATTTAACCCTCAGCAAGAAAATGTTCAATAGTTTCTTTTCGAGTAAGCCAACCCATATCAACACAAGTGTCAATAAACCAATGATTAAGTTTATAGATTTCATTTAGGTTTGCTTGATTTAGTTGGAGATAAGTTTTAATAGTATCTTCTAAACTTTCTCCTTCTTTAGCCATGTAAAAGAAGTAATAAGATTTGCTGATATGTACATGGAAAGAATAACCTCCTAAAGTATTAACAGGTTCTAACCGTAAACAAGCAACATGGGCAAAGTCTAATAATCCTTTGAGTTCTTTAATCATAATTTACCTCATAAGTAGTAATACTTTTTTCAAACTGTTGAACCTTCAAAAAGAATTCGTAAGAACTTCAAAGATGTCAACTGCCTTGTCATCAATCACTACTTTCATTTTCAAACTCCTTCTTTAATCGTAGATAATCTTGATATCGACGTTCTTTAAGAAGTTTAGAATGTTCTTCTTGTAGAGTTAAACGAAATTTTCGTTCAAGCTCATTTTCTTTTCGATAATTAGCAATAAGATAGCCTTCATCATTACGGTCTCGTTTAATATGAGTAAAACCGTCTTCTAGAAAAGCTTTAAGACGTTCAATAATTTTCCCTTCAATTTCTTGGTAATACGAATCATGGATAATTTCACCCTCAATTAGTTTTACCTTATCAATAACCAAAGTAGGGTCTAAAGGATGTCGTGTCATTTTAGTCAAGCCAAACGTGTAAACTTTGAATCAATCGAAGAAGAAGGGAACAAGAGATTTCTTTACCTTCATTAGCAGTTAAGAAATCAATAATTGGAGTAGTGAATTCATTTACTTGTACATATTCCTTATATACATAGTCTCCATCAGAGTCTTTAACTAAGATATCCCATTGGTCAGCCGTAGTATAAACAATATTTGGCCAATTATCAATCGGATTTGATACGGGTAAAGTATGTTCCCGATCAAAATAAGCGAGTACGCCAATTGAGACATCAGGAAGATACTTGTCAAAGAAATCTGTAGAGTCAGAGAAAATAAGTTCAATCTTTAGCCAGCCTGTACCATAAGTAGTACCAGGACTAGGAGTATCAGAACTCTTAATAACTTTGAAAAAAATGATTGTTGTCATTTTATTTACCTTCAATACGATCAATCTTTAACCAAGGAACATATTTAGCTTTCTTATCTTCTTTCTTACCCCCCTTAGAACAAAGAGACAACCAAAAATAGGACAAAGCTAGAGCAATTAAAAATGCTGTAATATCCATAGATATTTATTCTGTATTTGTGTTATGAAATGGCGGGTAGAGGAGTCGAACCTCTTATCTTCTAGGTTATGAGCCTGACGTGTCAACCGCTACACTCACCCGCACTTATTACTATAGCATTACTTAGGTCCAAGCATCATCTTTCTCTTCTTCCCATTCTTCCACCCAACGTTGTTGTAACCATTGAAATGCTTCACTTGTTAGATCAAGAGGTACATTGCTAATTTGGTTCATAAAGTGTGTCTTCGCATGAATATCATCTTCTTTGTAGACAAACAATAATTCATACCAAGCACGAAAGTTATACCGAAATTCACTCAGAAAGTCATTAACTTGATGTACTGGTTCCCAAGCTAGACAACTAATGAAGTGAACAATGTAGGGAAGAGTTAAGTCAATAATCTCAGCCTCTGGTGAAGGATTGTAAGTAATACAGAATTCCTCAACTTCGTATTCAAAGAATAGAAGACTTTCTAGAATATCAATATCAAATAAACCAAGTCGAATTTCATAAATAACGGAAGACTCAGGAATAGGTTGGTGAATAGCCCGGTAAGTAGGTTTAATTAACATTTAATGTTTCCAGATGTTGTACTGAGTTACGAATTTCAAAAACTTTCTTACAATAAGACTCAGATAAACCAGTGTAAGACATTAAGTCATACCATTCTAGGCCATCCAATATGGTACAAAGAACATTTACCAAAGTTTCATAACTAGGTTCGGATTTTTCTACTTGCATCGCATCGCTTATTTTTAATAAGATTTGAATATAAAGCTTAAAGGAGATTTTTTATGTTACTTAATCTACTAACTGACTATGGTTACACTGTCTTTCGAGAAAACCCATCATCTTACACCTTACGTTTATCTCTTCCTGGTGTAGGCAAAGATAATATCAAGATTAGTCTTGAAGATACTCGACTTATTATCAAAGTCTACACTACTTCTTTAACTTATCCTCTTCCTACTAATGCAAGTAAAGAAAAGATTGAAGCTAAATATGAGGATGGGATTCTACGAGTAACGGTCGAAAAAGATAAGTCAAAGACTAGAGACATCACTATTGGTTAAGATGTAACCATCAAAAAGACGATAATATGATAGGTTAGCTAAAATAACACAGAGGTTCAAAAGAGCCTCTGTTTTTGTTTCCCCCATAGCTTTGATCAGATGTATTTCCACAGATAGCAAGATAACCTTCTGCATAAGGTTCTATGCTAATTCTTAATTTTTCTTTAGTCAAAATTGAAATCTTCCTTAGTACAATCAACTACTAGAGTCTGATGCCCTTCAGGTAAATACATTTGAGGATGATATCTATAGGCCATAGAACTAAAAGACCTTCTCACACCATCACAGGTTACGCTAATTCCCATATAAGGGTGAAACCAAGGAGAGCAGTAATTAAAAGTAATAGGAAGATTTGTGACTTTGAAACAAAGAGTCGTAGCATTATCACAAATGTAAGAATCCCAAAAGATTGGTTTAGAAAAAGTAAAAGTTAAAGATAGTAGTAGATTAAGCATTAATTTCTCCTGTTCCCCTACAATATGGGCATGTTGCCCAACGACTATTCAATTTACTATCAAATAATTCAATCTTGCCACTTCCACCACAAGCACTACAAGTTACTTTCTTTGGTTTGTCGTCTTTCTTTTTATCACTCATATTGAATTACCTCTACATGGGGTTTATTACCGGACTTATCCCAAGATTCTACTAGATTAATAAATTTATCTAAATCAGTATGATCTGGAACAGTAAATTCAACAATATTGTTTGGAAAAACTTTAGCTGCTATTGGTAAATGAATTGGCTTGTTATAGAACTTCACCTTTATCCTATACATAAAAAATCAAAGAAATAAGTTGTTAATTCTTTATTATAAGGTGCAGTAAAAATCAACACAAACCAATAAGAATAGCAAACGTGCATTAAAGAAAAACCAAATAAGAATTTTTCAAAAAGATTATAACGAATTAACATATTTTCTACTAATTTTTCCTCTTCTTCTGTTAAATCTAAAAACTCACTTACTGTACCAACTTTCTAACCTTTAGATTCAAGCTTTTTCTGTTTTTTCTTATTCATAGTTATACGTGATTAATTGTTGCTAAGGCAATAATCCAAAGAATATAAAGTAAAGTTCCTTGAAATACTGATGGAGGAGAACCTAGAAGATGCGCACAAAGAATAGTTCCTACCGTAAGAAAAATAGCACGAATAACACAAAACTTAAAGAGAGATGTACCCTTCATAATCACTCCTAATAGTATGTTGCAGAAATGAGTCTTTTTAAGGACTCAAAAGGAAGTTGTAAGAGCATTTTATTTAACCAAGTATTAAAGCTAGAAACAAAAACTTCTTCTTCAATATTCCCCTTATCGTAAGAGTAAAATACAGCATCATATGTAATAAAATCCTTATCTGTACCAAAACCAAAAGATACAGGGATATTAGGATTAGAATACATATGAATGGAAAGAGAATCTGTTTTGTTAAAAAATGCTTCCCAACTATCCCAATGATGTGGAAGTTTTTTCCAATTTAGGCCCAAGAAGTTAGGTATATATTGAGCTAAATTAGGAAAGTAAGAAAAATATTTATCAGTATAATCTGCAAATCTATTATTGTGTTCATTTGAATGACCTTTATATATTTCTATATTTTGTTTTATCTCTTCAAAAAACTTAAGCTTATCAAGCTTTCCTTGTGTAAAAAGATATCTTAGAAAAAAAGATATTGCATCATCAGCATCACTAGTATGATAATCCTTATGTAATGTACGCCAAGGAGCATAAAACTTATTTAAGTCTACCGCTTCATAGTCTTGAAAATAAATAAAAGAATTTGAAAACCCATAGAATACTAATAGATACTCAAAGTTATCAGAAATTTGATAAAGAACATAGATACACAAAGAAGAATATTCTGTAATATCTATAGGAGTGATAGGCTTTAATTTATCTAAATCATAAGTTGATGTCTTTGCATAAGTCTGTAAAAATTTAGCCTTAGGGAAATAATCTAAAATTTTATACATTTAGAGTAAACCATTCTAGTTCAATATCTTTATCGGGTTGTGGATTACAGATTACATAACTATGAGAGTTGTTAATCTTATAATGACTTTTCCCTAAGTGAGTATGTCCATGAATTACGATTAATGGATATTGGCTTAGTACTTTACTTAAATCATTTACAAAATAACAGTTAAGTCTGTCATTTCTGTAGTTTGGATGTAGACACTGTGTATAAGGTAAATGATGTGTAAGAAGAACATAAGGAGCATTCAGATATTCTCGGTCAATACGAGAAAGAATATCATTACTTAATTGGGTAAAATCTTGAATTGTATTAGAAATGTATTTGAAATCATTTAGATTACTTTGCAGCAAATAGACATCTGGATTATCCGGGTTATACCAAAGAGTCGTAGCCAGTAGATCAAAACTACTACCAATAGCGTAATAGTTTAGAAGATAATTAGAGTCTGATAGATAAGCTTTAACATTTGAAAACTTACTTAAAGAATTCTTAATTAAAACTTCCCCTTCAGATAGTGAAGTCCCATAATACTCATGATTTCCTGGCACATAGAATACTTCTGTAAAACCATATAAGGCTCTAAAGAAGTCTTCAAATAACTCTGTTTGAACAACGGGACAAACATCTCCAGCAACAAAGATACCGTCTCCTTCTTGTCCGGATAAATAATTTAAGACAGAAGCTACATTTTCTTTCGACCGATATTCAAGATGAATGTCAGAAATCACAGCATAACGATTAAGAGACATATGTTACTCCTATTTTTCTTTCCAACTTTCCATAAAGCCACAACATGGGTCTTCTTCAAACTTTTCATCTAAAACAGGAATTACTTTGACCCATTTAGAGAAACAATCTCGAAAGACTCCCCGAATAGTTTCACCTACAATCTGTTTATACTCTCGATTACATTCGCCATTAATTTCATCATGAACCATGTTAAAAATTACAGCACCCCATTCTGGATTGTCGAAAAAAATATCCTGTAATTGCCAAGTAACATCTTTCATAATGTCCGCTTCTACAAGCAACCAGTGAGCCGCTACAGCATTAGTAAAGTTACATTCTTTAATAATTTCTCCATTTCTATCTCTCTTATATTCTCCTTCTACAAAGCCACCTCGATCTTTGTCATATACCTGTAAAGGTCTTTTCTTAAAATACTGTCTTCTCCCTGATAAACATTTAACATAACCGTATTCTTGGTTACTCATAGAATTTCCATTCCTATCAACAAACGGAAAAACAATGTTAAAAGAATTAATTACCGCAGGACGAGACTTAATAAAACCAAGAAGACCAGGATGGTGATACTCCAAACGAGAAGTAATGTATTTAGCATCTTCAGCCGTACAAGGGAAACCATTTGCTACTAGAGTGCTATGATTCTTGTTTGGTCCAGCACCATTAATACAGGAGTAAAAACCAGGTTTACTTCCTTTCTCCCTACAAAAATTTACGAGTTCTGCATCAGGTGTAGGATTTCCGTCTACATCTCTCTCTTTTCGTTTTTTCATGAACTCTTCAGCAGTCCAATTCTTACCAAAAAGACGATTTGCAATATCTACTCCAAATACAGAGTGTCCATCATAGTCATCTCTAAAAAGCTTAACGATAAGCATCTCAGAAATTTCTTCTTCACTATGTCCTTCTGACCTCCAATAGTTAGCAGCATATTGAGAAGCAATACGCATATGTGAACCAGAAGCATCATAAGTAAATAAGACTTTATCTGGATTAGTATGTCGAAAAAGATGTCGGATATCTTTAGCTGGATTTTGTAATTGAACTCCTATAGTATTCCCTTTTACTACAGAATTTGCAGTAGTTCTTCCACTACCAGAAGGTCCAATCTGGTTAAAGTTAGTTCGGATAGAAGTACGTCCTGTACCCCCATCAAAAGCATATTCCAGAATACCTTGCACATATTTTTTAGAAACCTCAATTTTTCTTAGGTTCTTTAGAGCCTCAATAGCATTCTTATGAATACTATCTAACCTACTTGTATCTAAATTATTAAGAACCTCTTTATCAACGCTATTTAATTGAAATTCTTGAGGAAGAATCTTATTAAGAACCTCAAGTACTTGTGGGTTAGAAGTATAGGGTGTATTAGGAAAAGCCTGTTCCCATAAAGATAAATAGTTATCAACCTCTAATTGTTTCTTTTCGACAAACTCTTGCGCTAACTGTGTATCAACAGGAAATCCTTGATATTGCATCTCAGCAAATGCAGTAACAGCCTGACATTCCACATAAGCTGAAAAAATACAACCATCTTGAATAATTAGAGACTTAAGACGTTCATATACAGGAAATAGGTAATATACGTCTTCAGCTTGATAATTAATCTGACTATTAGATAGATTCCAACCCCAATTACTTCCTCCAAATCCTTTCTTAATATCTATACCTACTCGTTTGGCAATAGCACCAAAACTATGAGGTAATAGACAAATGCTTGTAGTTCCTTTCTTTTCAGCACCAACACCACCCCAAAGAACTTGGGACATAATCATTACATCCCTACAACTACGAATAACCCAACCAAGATGAACTCTTACAAACGTAGCGTCAAAGAGTAAATTTGCTCCTAGAACATTTACGTCTTTAGCAAATAGTTTTTCTTTTAGAACTTGTAAAGTCTCCTTAGTTAGGTCATCTAGTTCATCAATTCTCTCTTTCGTACTCTTATCTTTTTGACTCTCCCATCCACCTAAATCAATAATAATCACCTTACCTGAAGGTAGGCCAATCTGAAAAGATCGAATCTTACCTTTCCATGGATAAAGTGCCATCCAAGACTCTTTACCAAATGTTTCAATATCGAAAGCAATTACTTTAGATTGTTTAAGTTCTTCAAGAACATCCAGAAAGTTTTCAGAACTAGGAGTGAGGATGTAATCGTGTAAAGGAACATCCTCTGAGAATAAATCTTTCCAAGTAAGTTGTTGTAATTTAATCATTTTGAGGGTAACGAATAAACTCTTCGGGAGAGGTTTTTAGTATAAGGCTAACAGAAGCAAGTGCCTTCTCTACAGTAGGGCGACTTTCATCATTGAGTATGGCTGAAATATAGGTATCATCATCAAGGATAATACGAGAGTAAATAACAGGATATTCATCATACTCTAAAAACTCAGTAGAAATGTCAGTAACTGTTACTTGTAGGATTCTTGTAGCCTGTACTTCTTTATCCCAACTAGCGATCCACCATTTAGTTCCTATTTTATAAGGGTGGTCAGCGGGTAAAGTTACATCAATCCATTTATTGATAAATTCATCAGCATCTTGTTCAGAAACATAGTAATAGTCAATATCTGGGTCTAAGGTATTCGTAACATGCCATACTGACCTAAGTCTCTTCAGAAACATAATTAGAACCTCTAGAGTGTTTTACTTTACTAATTTTTACTTTCTTCTAAAAAGTTAATTACAGAAGTTTGTTTGAGATAACGAAGTAAAGCACTTGGACATAGACGTTTATTTACTAAAACTCTGTCTAAACTATGATTAGTTATTACAGAGGAAATAAATCCATCCTTACCAATATTTAGTCTAATCGTAGATTGATGTATTTTATAGACTATACATACATCATTTTGTCTTAAAACTTCATAACCCTTAAAAATAGCATCATCATAAAGTTCTAATTCTTTTAGAAAGAATTCAATAGGAGACATAGGGTTTGTTATAGAACTCCTACTTCAGAATAATCAGTTTCTAGAATTAACGTATCAGCAAGATAGAAAGTTTCGTTATCATTATCTACAAAGTAAACCCAATAAGTATCTTTCTTTTCTTTTCGATAGTCAATCTTAGTAATCCTTTTAATATTTCCTTCTAAGTCTCTTACCCAATTACCTTCAATAAATTTAGGAGGTGAGTATAAACGAAGGAAACTCTTACGCTCTTCTTCTTCTAAAGCTGTCCAAAATAATGCTTGGTCATTGCTCGAAAGAGATTTAATAAAGTTCTGTGCTTCTTCAGTCGTACTTAATAAAGAGGCACTATTAGCAAGTTCTGCAATACGTGTACGGCTACCTTTGAAATATTCAGGCCAAGGATTATCTTGGTCAATAGAATAATAAAAGATGACACCTTCACCTTCAGTACTTCGCTTCTTTGTTCTTGTAATCTGACAGGATTCTACAAGACGAGATAAAGCATTACAAAAATTAGTATCCTTTACATTTACACCTAACTTAGAGGCAAGCTCATATTGAGTATGCAAATGGCCAATATCACGACAAAGAACACTTAAGATACGATTTGTATACTTTACAACCACAGGATCGATATTAAGTTCATCAAGAACCTTGTATCGCCAATAACCATTTACATCACTATAATTATCTCTTCCTAGAATAAGGTGTACCGGTAGACCTTCACGAGGGATAGTAAGAAACTCCATAACATGAGTACATTCAGGACTCTTGTAAGTATCAGAAGCAGGGTAAACAAAAGCCATACCGTCATTAGCCCCTGCCAATGAACCTGTACCTGATAGACCATCAGCTCCTTTTGATGGATCAGCACTCTTATTTAAGTGATGAATAATAATCATTGTTACTCCCGTAAGAGAGGCAATACGTTGGAGAGCATAGGCATACTTACCAAATTCAGCGCTATTCTCACTAACGTCTGTATCCCGTGTAGAGGCTCGAAAAGAATCAATTATTACAAGTCTTGGTTTACGCTCAAGAAGATGTTCTTTAAGCTCCTGTAAGTCTGTCTCAATATTAAAATCTGTATGTACCTGCAAATAGTTATCTTTCATTGCTTCTTCAATATCCGGGTTTACTAAATCTAACCCTGCATCTTGAAGTCGCTTCACAAACAAACCAGGTGGTTCTTCTAACTGATAAATATCTACAAGTCCTTTCTTTACAGGTCTACCAAGGCATTCTCTACCTAAAGCAACACAACAGGCCATATGGTACAGAAGAACACTTTTTCCCGTCTTAGCTTTTCCACCAAAGATATAGAGTAAACCTCCATCTCGGAAAATACCAGGAATAATGTCACTTGTAGAATTGACGTTGTAATTAACAATATCACTTAAAGTCCAGGTAACTTTACTTTTAGCTCTTTCTTCTTCTCTTGCAATAAGGGCAACAAACTTACTTACATCTTTCTCGCTAAAACGTAAGAATTTGTTAAAAATCGCTGTTAATCGTTTGATAGCTGCTAAACGTTTAATCGGATACTTGATCTTTGATACTTGTCGGCATTGTTCCTCGAAAAGAACAAGAAGTTGGTCTTCAGATAACTGTTCCAACTTCTCTAACGTAATGATTACTTCCTTTGGCGGGTCAATAGGGTTAAAAATAGAATTATCAATAATCATATAAGGTGAGTCTTTGTTTTACTAAATTTCTATCAATATCTGCTAAGTCCATACCTTCTTCTAAACTGGCCGTGGGAAAAAGTGTATCTAAAGATACAAAACGAGCACCCACTCCGACATAAAAACAGGCATGTAATACTATTTTAGCTTTACGGATTCCTGTCTCATCCCAATCTGGAAAGTACAGTATATTTCTGATAATTTTAGAATATGCAAGAAGTGTAAGAGTTAAATTATTCAGATCAAAACCAATAGAACATGGTGTAACACAAGGAAAACCTAAAGAACATAAATAGTCCGTAGTTTTCTCTCCCTCTGACATAAAAATGGTATCTCCATTAAAAGTTACACCATTTGTATATAGAGGAAGAATAGAGAGATAAGAGGTTAGGTCTTTAGATACCCATACACCGTTAACAAAAGCTTCTAATATAACAACCTTTTTTCTTTTCGTACTATCAATATCTAACCTCTTTACTCTTATCTTATCTGTGTAGTAGTAATAAGTTAACTTGATATTATTTTGATGTTCTAAAGAATAGAATGAATACTCTAAAGGTTTTTTATAATCCGTAACCTCACATAATTTACCCCATTGAAAATCAACTTTTGGAGGAAGCATTGAGGCTATCGAAAGAGAAGTTAGGTCAGAGTCTGAGTCTCTCCTCTCATAGCCTACATCCAATCTCTTTCGTATCTCTCTTGCCTCACAGTAATTTGTCCAACATTTATAAGCACTGTAAGAAGATGATGACTTATTGCTATTAATTTTTAGATTCCCTGAACAGACAGGGCATTCTACTCTTATAAAAGAAGAATGCCTTTCGACAATATTCAGAGAATCTAAATGGTCAAGAATATTAAAAGATGACATCAAGTGTTCGGTAAAACAAACAAGAGGGATACAGAGGTGGGGAGAATTGGTTTACGTCTTGGTACTCGGATATGTTAAAGGTAATATCTGTAAATGTACCAGCTTCATGTAGATAAAGAGGTTCAAAATACCCCTTCATATACATACGTGTTTTCTTTACTAAATCCTTATTTACTTTCTTACTCAACGTACAATGATAGAAAGATTGATCGGAAGCAAATAAGTGCAACATACTCTCAATATTCCCCTCATTCTCTTCTAATACTTCATATTGAAATAACTTGAAGAAATACCTCGAAAGAGAACGTTTATTTACCTTTGCTGGCTGAATTACACCTGAATCTAGAAATCGAATAAAGTTATTACCATAGCCAAAATACCCATCAGTATCAGCATAAATTTGATTACAGTTGAAATCAAAATTATCAATAATCTCTTCCGGTGTAGATAAGTGGCTATAGATAATATTGTGATTATCTGTTAGATGTCGGTAAGATTCAAAATCAGAACAAGAAGGAGTCCCATAAGAACTCACTTTGTCGGGGATAAATCCCGTAAAGACTTTCTTCACAAATAATCTATCCGTACCATAAACAAAAATATCAATATCTTCTAAATGAGATAAAGGAATATTCTTATTTGTTAGCTTATTAAGAAAATAGATAGTTGGAGCACCACCTGCAATAATGTAGTTGCAATTATAGTCATTACAAGCTTTTTCTAATTTCTGTAACGTATCATCTAAACCAGTGAAATTGTCTAAGCAGAAAGAAAGAAACTCAGAATTAATCATTTACAGGCTCCTCTATTTTCATATACAACCGATTTGGTTTATAAGACTTTTCTCCTTCAAGGCTATATTTCTTAAATAAAGCCCAATCTAGTCTTGTATCATCATAGAAAGCTTTTACAAAATGCATAAACCACTTTGCATACCAACACATACTTGAAAAATCAAGATGGTAAATCATGAGTTTATTCTCTGAGTTTGTTGCAAAGATAAAACCATTACGAATCTTATATGGTTCTTCTACAAACTGATTAACAAGAATCATGTAAGCACTCAGTTGCAGACAGGTTTTTAGTAAATCCGCACTACTCTTACTGTTTCCTCGCCAATTCTTATAGTCAGCAACAAAGGTAGGGTTTTCCTTAAAATAGTCTGAATCAATTAAAGTCTTACAATGATGGTTTTTATAGAATAACTGACTTGCTCTTTCTTTATCCATTACTCCAACAAGGTCAGGAGTTCCACCAAAACCATACATCTTATCTTGGACTTTAATTTCACAAATAAGCTTTTGTTCAAGTAAAGGAACTTCTAAGTAACCTAGGATTGTAACTTGATTAAGAATTGGAATATAACATTGATGCCTTACATAAATCTCAGGCTCAATATCTCTTAAATACTCATAATACTTATCCTTATTGGTAAAGAATAATTCATTTGCTTTGTGAACTCTTGTCCCTAAAGAAGAAGCATGAACCATAATCTTTTGCGCTTCTTCTTCTCCAACATTCTTTCTCCATTGTTTAAGAAACTCTTTATCCTCAAACTTAGAGATAATTGTAGTTACTGAAGCGTATTGTTTTTCCAAATCATTTTTGTCTTTATAAAAACGGACTCCAGTAGCAGGATCAGTAGTGCTAATGAAGTCCGATAATTTTTTAGGCATTGTACTAAGATATAACTAAAGTTAAGCTATATCTTAGCATAAGGTTAGAAGTTTGACAGTACATCGAAAGGAGGGGCATCCATCGCTGCATTCTGTGCTTCTTGAGCGATAGAAGCTTCCTTATCCCCTTTAGGAGGAACAACGGTAACTTCTTCAATAAACTTAAGAAGAAGATTACTACGAGGTTCCCCATCTTTAGAGAGATAAGTTTCTAGCTCAAAGTTTCCAGCGGTTACGGAAACCAGCACAGACTCAGGAAGATTTGCCGTAAGCTTATCAACTTCAGCATACAAGCTATCTGTCTCCCAAACGATGGCTTTGATATAAGGAAGTCGTTTCCCCTGCTCCTTCACATAGTCAGCTTCTTTCTTAGAGGCATATTTACTTCCATGAAGCTGAATCATCTTCTTACCTTGTGAAGTAGTACGGTCTTCACGGCGTGCCCAGAAAGTTGCAGTAATTTGGTTACTAATTGTCATTGTTATGTCTCCAAAAGGTGTAATATTCATAATTATCATGTAGATAGTCGGTTTTAATTATATCAGAACTAAGGTCTTTAGTAGCAGACATAATTACTTCTTTCGTATGTTGTTCGGCTAAAACATTTTTGGCAACTCCAATAACTTCAAATCGAGAAGCACATAGAGCATCAAATCGACTAGATGTTGTTACAAAGGTGGGATGAATTAGAAGACGGTAAATTTTACCGTATTTTTCTTCCCTCTTTGCCGCCGAAAGAGAGATATAGAGTTTCGTAGACCCACTACCTTCGTAAACATACCCTCCATCTTTAATCAGAACTTGCCCATTTAGTGTATGCCCATTAACGGTTGTCGGTAAATAGCCAATAATCATCCCATTACTAGTCAGGTAGACTAATTCTGGCATGAGAAGCCCTTTTGCTGCAAAGGTCGTTACAAGATCCCAACAAAAAGGATTATAAACACCCTTTTCAAGGTCACTTACAAGTTTCTTTACTAAAGGCTTTTGACTAAGAGCGAACTTCTTATATGGAATCCCCCGATGTGAGAAAGAATTGGCTAAGGCATCAGTAATACCTGTAGATGAACTCTTAAGAGAAGCTAAAAATTTGGGCTTATTTGTGAATGCTGGATTCTGTAACAAAGAAGCCGCAGGAGCATCCAGACGGCTTGCCCTAAGATGAGTTGTTCCTAAGGGGTCAATTTCTGAGTTAGGATTTGAAATAAGAAAACAAGCTTCCCCTGAACTAGGGGTAGCAATAAGATAATTAAACTCCTGCAATTTTGTAATCCTCCCAAAACATATATTCTGGGTCATAAATAGACTTTCCGTTTAGAATTGGAAGTCCACAAAGAGAGAACGGAAAAGAAACTTGATATAACTCAACTACTGTACTTACATTTTTTACAGTGTAAATACGATAGTTCTTCTTATTCCCTGGATCGTATCGAACTTTTTCATTGTCGAAACGATGGACTGCAATAACTTTATCCTTTGGCTTCAGGTTACACTTTTCCAAAGAGATTGGTGGATTATCTTTAATAGTTGTCATTACGCAAATGGTTCCAATGCAGTGATTGAGGTAGGGTTAGTCTGCTTACGTTGTCGTGTTGCAGTAACTAAAGGAGAAGAACACATTTTCTTTAGTAGTGAAAGATGAATCTGAGGTGTGTAAAAGATAGCCTCAAGAGTTTCTTTCGTCACCTTAAAGTCTTCTTCAATCAAACCTAGGAAATAATTTAGATCTTCATCAAGAATAGTATCCTCCATACGATTAATCCGAGAGATTAGCTCAAGTACAAGCCAAAACTCAGGAACAGAATCATTAGGAGATTTACCTTCGGAGATACTGTCGAGCCAGGATAAAGCGGCACTTAGGGTCTCTTTGTTTTTATCTTTTGGTGACTTTTCTGGAATACGGACAGTAATTTCATCGAGATTTAGCTGTCCTTTTTCGAGAGCTTTAATCTGTTCAGGAGTTAGTAGAGAGCTTAGAGATATCTTCATTAGATTTCTTCTCCGAATAGAGTAATATCTAAAGGTTCAGTATTTGGAACATTTCGGAATAGTACTTCACCATTCTCACAGGAATATTCTAAAAACCCAACAAATCGGTTATTTGTATAGAACTCCGTAAGAATATGAAGAATAGCTAGTTGACTCATGCTATTAATCATGAGTGTCTGACCAGCTTCATTCGCACTATTGAAATTCATTCCACAACCAAGACTTCCATCCTGATTTCTTCCTGTGAAAGAGAGTTGTTCTTGGTATTGTGGATAAAGGTCAAATAAGTCAGGGTAGGATGTAGGGTTATTAATTCCCTTATATTTAACCCAAGCAAATGCACTTCCCTTATTTAAGGAGTTCCCTGCTGTAACCCAAAGCACATTATCATTAGGCACATCTGTCCGAACAAAGTCAAGAAGCAGTGCCCGCTCAAACAAATGGTCTGTTGCAGCAATAACACAAAGGTCTCGATCTTTACTTAGTGATGGTGCGAAAGTCTCCTTAATGTTGGCTTTGTTAATGAAAAAGTTTGCAGGGACAATAGGTAGACGACGCTGATACATTTTGTATAACGCAGTCACTTTTGGTAACCCAACATGAAATTGGTCAAAGGGTGTACGTTGAAGATTTTTGTTTTCGACAACATCTCCATCAATAAGGTAAATATTTGCAAGATTCCGTCTAAACTTAGCGTCTCCATGAACAAATGAAGACAAACTAGACATTAGGTTACTACCAATGCCACCACAACCAACAAGATAAATATCCAACATATTATTATTCCTCCGGGTCGTCTAAAAAAATACGAATGCAGCTAGCGGTGTCATCAATATAAGTAAAATCACCAATAAAGTGAGACTCCTCCCAATCAATATTGAGCAAAAATTCAGAAGTTGCGTGATTTTTAAGCCAATCAGTATGCAGAGAGGTTGTGTAATCAGGTGTAGGCGTTTCCATTAGAGACAGCCAATTATAGCAATGGTCAGAATTCCATACAGCTTCATCAAAAAGCTGATGTAAAAATTCTTCTAGATCCTCGCCAAATGCTACAGGTGTACAAAGACCTCCTCTACTGCTAACGTTCCCAAGATAATAAGGATGTAGATATAGGCGACTATCTTCTACATTAACAAAATAGAAACCAATATCGTCATATTCAAGAGAGTCTTCATCCCAATAGAAAAATACCTCATCATCTTCGTCATAATCTTGACAACTTTCGAGGTTGTAACTAAAGGCAAAGACATGAGGAAGTAATTGGGTTGGGACTACAATATCTTCAACCTTAGCTTGGAAACCATGTAAACAAGAATGTGTGTAGGATTCTTGTAGGTCATTTCTTATAGCAGGAATGCCGTAAGGTTGTCCTCCTGCACAAGTGTTTTGATACAAATAAGAACAATCTCGACAGTTTTGATGCCAGAAAATATCTTCACAGGTGTGATGAATCTTAAAACCTTCAACACGTGGGTCGAAAAGAAAATAGATTCTTTTACTTGAATTACTGTGACTATATGCAATAGGCCGCCTCGACCCTGCTTCAGGAATACCAATGTCAATATACATTTAGACTACACTCCCCTTATGTTGTGCAATAAGATCCGCAATTTCATTCATACGACCTTTTAAGAAATCACACTCATCTTGTAATAGAACATATTCATCAAGTAATTCATTTATTGTTTTATCCTTATCTTGCTTAGAAAAACCATCATTCCAATAGAAAGGATCATCCCAATAACTCTTAGAGGTAGATTCTTTACTTAAGCTCAAACAAGTCTTATTCCATGTATCCCACCAACTTTCTTTTTTCCAACCTTTAATTTTCTTAACAGGCATATATAAACCTGCATCTAGGTACTCAAGGATAAGAGGGGGAATGCCATTAGGATATTGGTTCTGTAGTTCATGAAAGTCGTAGGATTCAATATAGTTATATTCAGGAACAGCTTCTCTTTCTAATGGGGTGGCAAAACTCGTGTAATTTTGCCAAGAGTATACATTATTTACTTTTTCAATATTTCCTACAATGCAGCAAAATAGTAAACCACGTCCAATTTCATCCTGATCATCAACACCTGATGGAGTCGGACTCATTGAGTGGTGGCTATGAAAACGACCGACAACTTGATACCCTTGACTCATTTCCTGGCTAATAGAAGTTTGATTCCCCTCAAGATCAGAACAGGGAACCACCGATTCTTCACCTCCAACCATTACAAATCCCGCTGAAGTACTTGTATGCTTAGGGATAATAAACTTATAGTCTTTTGTTGTTTGATTATAAAGAAGCATTGCACTTGCTTCTAAACTTCTGTCAGCATAATGACAGAAAATTTTAACCAACTTTAGATATTGTTCTTTTGGAATTAAAGGGATGTCAGCGGTAAGATAAACACTCCCTATAGTATTCTCATCTAGTGCAAGAAACTCACTCGTAGCAGGAGTAAGCTTATGAGAAAGACATTGAAATTCTAAAGTTTGAACAACTTCTTCAAGACTTCTTGGCTCAAAATATTGACCCCAAACATTTTCTGACAACCCATAATATTCATTCTCAAAAGTTGCTCCTGTGAGAACCCAATTATTATCAATTTTTGTATATAACATAAACAATAGGATTAAAGAAAAGAAAAGATAAAAGAAGAAAGAAGAAAGAAAAAAGCCTCCCTGTCGAAAGTCCGTCGAAAGAGAGGCTTAATCCCCTAGAAAACAAATCTAGGGGTAAACATTACAAAGTGTTAGCCTTGACCTCCATTCTCATAGGTATTGCTAGAGAAACTCACCCGTAGAGGAAAACCATCTGCTTCAGACAAGACATACTCTTTAGCATCATCACCATTCAAGGAGTGGTTAGGCCAAACAATAGCCATTTCCAGTTGCATAAGAGAAGATTCCTTGGATCCCGTGTAGTAAGCTACGACAGTAAGAAGATTCTTACCAAAGTCTTCCTGCTTAAGAACGATGTTACGAGCAGAAGGAAGAAGGACTTCCGTAGTCGTAGGAGCATTCTCCACAGGGATGCTGGTAGAGGACGATACATCAGAGGAAGAAGTCGAAGGAGAGGGGGAAACAGAGGAAGTGGAAGCGTTGTTGGTGAACAGGCTACGTAGGCTCTTAAACATGGGTATCTCCAAAAAAGGTAATAGGATTGGATTTGGTCTCTTCAATGAGAAACACGGATTGAGCAGGAAGCGTAAGATTCAATTGGCCCCAACGACGAAGCCATTGACGTTTACGAAAATCTACAAACTCTTCAGCATGGTCCGTAGAGAATGCAAAGTAATCCCAAGGAACAAAAAGTTCACTTGAGGAGAAGTGATGAAAGTAACTGGAAAACAAAGAAAACAGGTTCTTTGCAAAACTGTTACTTACGTTGCTTTCCAGACAAGAGGTAATAAAAATTACTTCATCTGGAAAAACAATACTCTTTTCGATGGTTGGGTATTGGGTCGTGTACACCAACTGAGAAGCGGTCTTCTTCATCGCTTCAAGATGTGTCAGTGAATCAAACCCATACTTATCAAACCCATTAATCGAATAAACTCGTAGGTAGCCCTGACTACCTCGTGCCCAATCAGCAGCAACGAGAGATAGAAAAGATTCTACGTTGCCAGGGGAGAAAGGGTTCTTCGTTCGTAAATTATTAGGAAGCAACATCAAGCACCTCCGTATCTTGAATAATGCGAAGAATTTCAGTAGACTTAATCAGATGACCAACCTCCCAGTCTTTCAACTTAGCAAGACGATTACGAAAACGACGACCCATAAGATTACTGTTATTGGGTTGAGTTAATAAAGCAGTAAGCAAGTATAGAGGGCTATATCCTGTATAGGTTTTTACAAATGGTAGACGTTTCTCTGTCTTGAGAGCAAGAGAGAGTTGAGCTACATCTTCAAGGTCGGGGTTAACTTCAATAACACAACCCAAATCTTCTTTTGTCATACCCTGAGACTTAAGCCCATTAGCAAGCTTAGACGTTACGGTACGTGCGGGAACAATT